TTCATATTCAATGGATGAGACGTAATCCAAAGGCAGATTATAATGCCGCACAACATGTACCTTATGAACAACTTCCGGAAGAAGAAAAAGAAAAAGATAGAGTACACGTAAGAACAATGAAAAAAATATTAGGACAACGATAATGAAAGCAATTGTATGGAGTAAGTATCACTGCCCTTATTGCGACCAAGCAAAAGCATTACTAACAAGTCGGGGTATTGAATTTGAAGAACGCAAGATTGGTGATGGATTTACTAAAGAAGAATTATTAGAAGCAGTTCCAACTGCCCGCACAGTACCGCAAATCTTCTTAGATGGAGAATTAATCGGTGGGTTTAATGAACTCAGAACAAAATTAACAGAAAGCGTATGATGCAAGTTGGAAAAATTTACACATTTAAGTTGAACAGTGGTGAAGAATTAATCGCTAAAGTAATAGAAAATACAGGTGGCGGATATATTACTATTTCAGAACCTGTAAGTATAGCACCCTCACAGCAAGGGATGCAAATGATTCCTAGTATTTTTACCGGAGATCCTGGAGCAAATGTTACACTAAATACTAATAGTGTTACTCTTTATAGCGATACCGAAGATAGTATCAAAGACAAGTATATTGAGGCAACTACGGGTATTAAATTACCGGATAAAAAAATTATATTAGGGTAAAATGGAAATTGGCGGTGGGGTACAATTTACTGCAGGAATGAACGTAACGGGTATATTTTCTATACCCGAAGCACCTACGTCTATTACCGCTAGTAGAAACAGTAGCCTAGCTGTCCCCGGTGATGTAACTAGCGCAACAGTAACATTTGTTGCACCCACACAACCATTCGGAGTTGATGCACAAGTATCAACATATACTGCAACAAGTACTCCGGAAAGTATTGTTGGAACTATTAATCAATCAACTGCCGGACCTATCACTGTAAGTGGTTTAACTAGTACTACTAATTATACATTTGTGGTAACTGCTACTAATAGAGCAGGAACTAGTCCAAATAGTATCACTAGTAATAGCATAGGTAGTTTGCCTCTTAATACAGTAACACCAGTATTAACCGGTACTACAACCGTAGGACAAACACTAACTACAACATCGGGCACATGGACTGGTAGTCCTACGCCAACGTTGGCATATCAATGGCAACGTGCCGGAGTTGATATTTCGGGAGCAACTAGTAGTACACATATACTAGTGAGTAGTGATGCAGGAAATACAATACGTTGTGCTATCACTGCAACCAATAGTACAGGTGCAGTTACACAAAACTCTAATACAACAACTGCAATTAATTGGATGCCTAATAATACAGTTGCACCAGTGGTGTCGGGTACTACACAAGTTGGCTATACATTAACTACAACAGATGGTACTTGGACTGGTTATCCAACACCAATACTTACATATCAATGGCAACGTGCAGGTGTTAATATTGGTAGCGGGTACGCAACTAGTAGTACATATACACTAGTGAGTGGTGATGCCGGTACTGTTATAAGATGTGTAGTTACCGGTACAAATGTATTAGGGCCAATTAGTGCAAACTCTAATGCAACCTCTGCTATTGTATGGCAACCAATTAATACTATTGCACCAGCAATCACAGGTACAACAACAGTTGGACAAACATTGTCAGTATCAACCGGTACATGGACGGGTTATCCAACACCAACATTTGCGTATCAATGGCAACGTGCCGGAGTTAACATTGCAAGTGCAACAAATAACACATATACATTGGTAAATACTGATGCTGGAAACACTATACGATGCATAGTTACTGCTACCAATACAGTAGATAGTGTTACACAAAACTCCAATACAACAACTGCAATTAATTGGATGCCAGCTAATACCGTGGCACCGGTCGTATCAGGTACTACGCAAGTTGGCTATACACTAACTACAACAAATGGTACATGGACTGGTTATCCAACACCAACATTCACGTATCAATGGCAACGTGCGGGTGTTAACATTGCAAGTGCAAATAATAGTACATATACTTTAGTAGGTAGTGATGCAAGTTATGTTATACGATGTGTAGTTACCGGTACAAATGTATTGGGGCCAATTAGTGCAAATTCTAACGCAACATCTGCTATTGTATGGCAACCAATTAACACATTGGCACCTGCTGTAACTGGTACACCCGTACAAGGTTATACACTAACTACAACAAATGGTACATGGACTGGTTATCCAACACCAACGTTTACATACCAATGGCAAAGTGCCGGGGTCGACATTACAGGTGCAACTAGTAGCACATACATATTAGCTAGTTCAGATTTAGGAAACACTATACGTTGTATAGTCACAGCTACCAACTCAGTCACTAGTGTAACTGCTAATTCCAATAGTACATCTATTGTAAGTAGTACCCCAGTAAATACAGTAGCACCAGCAGTTACTGGTACAGAAGCAGTTGGACAAGTATTATCTACTACTGACGGAACATGGACCGGTACACCTACACCAACGTTTACATATCAATGGCAACGTGCGAGTGTTAATATCAGCGGGGAAACTAGTGCAACATATACTCTAGTAAATGCAGATGCAGGAAGCACAATACGTTGTGTTGTTACCGCATCTAATACAGCTACAAGTTTGATTGGTGTAGTTACTGCTAATTCTAATAGTACCGGTATAGTTACTGGCCCACCTGTTAACTACGTAACTCCTGCAATTATAGGTACTACAGTGCTTGGCTTAGATTTAACATGTACCACTGGTTCATGGTATGGTTATCCAACTCTAACGTTTACATTTCAATGGCAACGTTCCGGGGTTGATATAGCTAGCGCAACAAATAATACATATACAATATTGGCTCAGGATGTCAGCACATCAATTACATGTATTGTTACTGCTACAAATGCTATAAGCACAAGCACTGTCACTAGTAATTCAGTTACACCGTCTATAGCTAGTTATTCTGTTATATCAGATGGGGGAACCGGTAGTAGAGGCTCTATTTTTATGGCCAACAATTCTGCATATGGTTTAAGAAATAATTTAACGATTGAATTTTGGATTAGATTGAATACTGGATCCAGAAATTCACTTGAAGTAATTCTCAGTCCTAGTAGTCTCAATAATCCGGCACAATTTATATCAATCGATAGTTCAAATCGTATCGGAATAGGTCCAGTATACACCCCGGCGGGAAGTGGGTTAGGTGCTAAAAGTGTTAATTCTCTAACTAGAGATGACTCAACATGGCAACATGTAGCAGTAGTAGTATCATCGGGTAATTTAAAGTTATTTGTTAACGGCACATTGTGGACTTTAACTGGTACTACTACTGGCTGGAATACAGGATCTGTAACAGTATCAATGACGTTATTCAATTATGCTGGTGGAGGTAACTATTACCTTAAGGGTTCATTATCAAATATGAGAATAACTAAGGATACGGTCTTATATACTGGCGCCTTTACTCCACCAGCAAATCCATTAACAATATCTACCGTAGGAACAACTGGCGCTAACGTATATAACGGTGCGTTGAGTTCTACTGTAGTGTTCTTAGGACTCAACACAACCAATACTAACAATGATGATTCTAATTACGGAGTACTAACTACAAACAATCCATCGTTTATTCGCTATTCAACATCTAATCCGTTTACTGAAATAGCGCCCGGAGAACAAGTATATACTACATCGGGTACTTACACATGGATAGCACCTGCTTATGTAACTGAAATTTCAGTAGTTGCTGTTGGTGGCGGTGGAAGCGGCGGACCTGGGCATATTAATGGTGCTTTTGGAGGAGACGGTGGGTATCTAGCATATAGAAATAATATAACAGTCATCCCGGGTTCTCCGTATACCATAGTAGTTGGAGCCGGTGGTGAGGCAGTAAATTATATAAAAAATAATGGTAGTAACAGTTCTATATCATTAAACAGTACTGCTATTTGTTTAGCACTGGGCGGTGGTCAAGGTGGATCTGCTGGTATAGCAGAACAGACTTCTTATGCTGGTGGCGGAGGTGGTACTATAGGTGGTGGCGATACACAATATAACGGAGGTGGCGGTGGCGCTGGCGGATATGCCGGTATCGGTGGAGTAGGCGGTAGTTTGTCTAGTAACCAGAATGGCGGTATACCTGCATCAAACAGTGGTGGAGGCCGGGGTGGTGCCTATGGTAATAACGTCGGTGCAACAGGTGGAGGTGGTGTGGGTATATATGGTAAGGGTCTAGATGGATCAGGTTCAGGAATCGGCGGAAGTGCCGGAAGTGGCAGTACAAATGGTACGAAAAACGTTGCCCCGGATGCTGGTGTGGGCGGTACCGGTGGCAATTTTGGTGGAGGAGGAGGCGGGGGCGATTGGATTAATAGCGGTGGATATGCCTTACGAGGTGGCGCCGGCGGCTCGGGCGCCGTACGTATTATTTGGAGAGGCAGACGATTCTATGACTCAACTAGAGCATTCCCGTCTACATTAGCCGAAACTATATAATAGTTTCATTAGTCTAGTTTAAAAACAGACTAAATATACTATAAGGATTTATAATGGCACAAGTAAGTCGCAAGGGCGATGCAAATCAAACTGGTGGAAAATTAGAACGTGGTGCAGACCATGTGTTTGTTAACGGGAAACCAATAGCATTACATGTTAGTAGAATCAGCCCCCACGCTCCATGGGGAACACCACATCCACCCCACGAATCAGCTACTACTACAGAAGGTAGTCCTACTGTATTTGCAGAAGGTGTGCCAGTCGTTAGAATAGGATCAGGAAACAGTTGCGGTCATAGTATCGTTGAAGGAAGTCCTGATGTGTTTGTCCCATGAGTTTATCAGGTAAATATAGTCCATTAAATCTAAATTGTTTAGGATCATTTATACGGAACGAAGGTTTATGCATAAATCCTAAAACAACAGAATATATCGGTACGGTTAATAGTATAGGGAGTTATACTAAAGGTACACTAACATATGACACTGCAATCTCACTAACTTCAGACTTATATAATAGGGCATTCGAATTAACATATGCTACCATTGTTGCCGGAACATTTACAAATCTTACTACATATACTATTAAAACTGTAGGAACTACAGACTTTACATTAATAGGTGCATCAAGCAATACAATAGGTACACGATTCACTGCATTAGGCCCGGGAACTGGTACTGGCACAGCAGTGCGTGAATCGGGTGGAGGATCTATACCGGTATCAACTTATTTGAATCTCATAACTATGGGTTCAGAGTATACCCCGTTATTAACTAATACTAAACCAGCAGGTTATATACGTGAATACAACGCAACTACTGCACGTTATGGATTCTTGGGTTTGTTCGCCGTACAAGCATTCAACGAATTCTATATAAACAACGGTTCATACAGTGATTTCTTTAACGTAGTAAGCACTTGCTTATCATTCAAAAAACAAAGTAATAAAGTTATTGGTAGTTTTGCTAAAGCAGGTACATTCTTAGACGGTGCATATAGTAATATGAATGACTTGATTACCGGTGATATAGCCGGCGTCAATTTAAGTACATTCTTTTGGGGTCAAGACTTAATCGCTAGTGGTAGAGTAATAGATTTATTTAATATAGATAAATTTGGTAATCCTGATGTACTGTTAAGAACTATCTACAAAAACAAAGCACTAACACGTGCCTTGAACTTGGCATTATTAACAGCCGGTCTATCTACTAATGACATTAATAATATAATGAATGGATTAGAGGCTACCAAAGAACAACAAAAATTAATATATGCTAGTTTTAATCTTATACTAAACAATGATTTACTAGATGTATTGATACCCATGAATTGTCAAACCGCAAACTTACAATCATTAGCTGATTTATTAGATCCTAAAAAACTATTCCCTAATAGTTATATGAGTTTAACATTTCCAGAATATAATGATAAGCCTAATCTACCAACTAATAGCAAAACATACTATCTATTATATCGTAACGGTCAGGTTAATAAGGTGCAAACATTAAGTTACGGGGATAGATTACGTAATATAATGCCCGATGAATTGGCATATGCATGTGATTCATTCAGTAAAACAATGATGCAAATTAAAAACATCAAAGCAGTTAATATTGAAAAGTTTGCTCAAGTAGTAACTAATTTAGAAAATGTTAATGGCTTAAATGTTAATGGCACAAATGTTCCTACTAATACTGATATAGCATCTACTGCGCTAGACACAGTGGGACAGGGTACAGGAACTGACGGAGTATATACTACGTGCGATTTCTTTGGGTGCATGACAAATATATACTATCCATGGGATCAATTAACACAGTGTATCAAGGACTATAGTGAACTGTCAGGAGTACAAGCACTATTCAATAAGATAACAGATATATATAACTTGCTAAACGGTGGTGGACCATATACTAACCTACAAAATTTAATTAATGATGTTAATATATTGTCAGAAATTATACAACGTGACAATACAGTAAAAGCCAATAAGATTAATGCAATATATAACGAATTCGGAATTAGGCTCAACAAAGAGCAAAATGCTAGAGACTTAGCATTACCCAATGGTACTAAAAACTTAGTTACAACTGTTAGTGATGTTTATGGGTTTATTGATAACTTAAATCAATATGCACTAGAAACAGAACAGTATGAAACTGCACAATTTTTAGAATCAATTAGTGACAATACTTTAATAGGAGGAACTAGTCTAATCGCAAGTATGCGTGAAATACGAAATGCCCATCGATTGGGTCTCGCCGGCGTGGAACTTGACAATGATGTTGATATCCCCGACCTAGCTGTGAACCGTGCACCGGGGAAAGCTACAATACCCACAATAGACTTAGCAGGTAATCCAGGAACTAAGACAGTTAATTATGTCTCAGGCGCCGGAATTGCAGGAAGTCTTGGGGGTAGCCCAGAAGTATTGCTTATTCCTACTAATTTGAATATACTTACAATTAATACTGGGCCTACTATTCTATTGCCTGAACAAGCAGTACAAGACGTTATTCGTTGTAACTGTGATTGTTGGGACATGTTAGAATGACGTTCTAATACATACGACAATAGAGATAGTTACTATCACGATATAATTGTGATAGAGTGTTCATCGATACCTTTAAAAAGGTTATCAGAAAGGAAACTTATGAAAACACTACACCTTAAACATTTTTTAATGTTATCATTCTTTTTACTATGCGCTACTATGACAGTAAACGTAGATACTAGAAATGCTGTTATGGATACTGAAAGAAAAATAGCTAAAATGGTAGATCCAAAACAACTAGTATGTTTAGCAACAGCAATATACTATGAAGCCGGAGGCGAAAGCATAATCGGAAAAGCGGCAGTAGCTAGAGTAGTGATAAATAGAGTAGAGCATGGATTTGCTAGCAACCCATGTAAAGTCGTATATCAAACAACTACTATAGATGATAGAAAATTGTGTCAATTTAGTTGGGTATGTGAGGATAAACCTAAACCAAGTGAGAACAACCCTAGATATCAAACATCAAAACAAATTGCATATGATGTATTGGCGAATGACGCTTACACAGAAGTAGTACCTAAAACTACTTTATTCTTTCATAACTTAACAGTGGATCCAATGTGGCCCTATCACAGAGTTAAGCAAATAGGTAATCATATCTTTTATAGTAAAAAGAAACCACCAGAGGCTAAAAAATAATCATGGCATATTCAACTAAGGTAATCGAACATTATGAAAATCCCCGGAACGTCGGCTCTTTTGATAAGAGTGATACTGATATTGGTACTGGTATGGTTGG